GGGAACGCAATGTACAGAAAGCCGAACGTAAGGAACCCTTACCGAAGGAGTGCCCCAAGTGCAAATACCTTAGACCTCCGAAAATTAAAGCGTGTCCTGCATGCGGCTTTGTTGCTGTGGCGACAAATGATATTGAAACCGAAGAGGGGGAGCTTCGTCAGATTAAGTCAACCGGGCGAGAGGCAACAAGCGCTGAGAAGGCTCAGTTTTTCGCTGAGATCAAATGGTATGCACAGTCGCGTGGCTACTCAAAAGGTTGGGCGGCACATTTATTTAAGGAACGCTATAAAGTTTGGCCAAACCACTATAGTGATGTACTACCGCGTTTCGCCTCGGCAGATACTGTTAACTACATCAAATCAAGGCAGATAGCCTATGCAAAAAGGAAATCAAATGAAAGCAAGGGATCTAGCAAGGCATAAGTGGCACGAGATCCTGCCACGCTTTGACATCGCACCAGAGTTTTTACGTAACCGGCACGGTCCATGCCCATTATGCGGAGGTACAGATCGGTTCCGGTTTGACAATAAGGACGGATACGGCAGCTACTTCTGTGCAGCATGCGGGAGCGGTGAAGGCTTCACCCTCATTATGAAAAAGCATAAGACAGACTATCATTCGGCAGCTAAGGCAGTTGAGGATGCGATCAATCACTACAAAATCACATCCAAGACAGACAAGACTGACAAGGCAAACGCAGAAGATTTGCATTTTAGAATGATCGAGTTGTGGAAACGGTCAAAGCCTGCATCTTTATCACCACTGATCATGGGATACCTGCATCATCGTAAAGTGCATTACAACAATGATCAAATCATGCGATATGTTGAGGAAGACGGGTTCACAATTCTGTTGTGCAAGGTGGCAGATCAAAAGGGTAACGGCTGCCAGATACACCGAACTTATTTGGATAGCGATGGCGCTAAATCGCATAGGAAGCTCATGCGTGGCGTATTTCCTGCTGGCTCGGCAATCAGACTGTACCAACCATTGGACGGCGTTCTGGGCGTTGCTGAGGGCTTGGAGACGGCACTGTCTGCCTATAAGCAGTTTGGCATACCCACATGGTCGCTACTCAATGCAAACAACATGGTGGAGTTTAGGCCGCCGAACAATGTAACCGAGTTAACTATTTTTGGTGACAATGATGAAAGCTACACGGGCCAAGCGGCAGCGTACCAACTCGCCCACCGAATCAAAAAAACGGGCATCAAAGTGGCAGTTCTCATCCCCAGAGTGGCGGGAACCGACTGGAACGACTACCCGCTCCAAAAGCATATTTAAGAACAAGGAAGAGAAGGAAAGACTGCTCATGATCATGAACCAAGACGCAACAGCTGATCTGGTAGCTAAGAAGTGGCTATGCCAAGCTGTAAAGATGCGGCACCCATTTACTGTCGGTTATGCCTTGCAGCGAGATAGCAAGTTAAAGATCTGGCTTGATGTCATTATTTTGGAGCATGAGTTTGATATAAACGACTTCAGCCACATTCCATTACGTTGCGTGAAAGAAGCCCATGAACTTTATCAAGTTACTGAGAACCCGTACTTTGTTGTGTTTTGCTTTACTGACGGGCTTTGGTACGTGAAGGTTGATGTTGTCCGGCACGAAGTGGCTGTCATTAACGACAACGTGTATTCCATCGTGCCGAACACTGCATTGACTGCATTTAGTCGGTAGTTTCCATGACAGGCTGATCAAGGGCTTTGAGCATCCGCATGATGTCTGACCGCAATTCTTCAATTGTTTCACCTACTGGCCAAATGGCATTCTCAGTATGGCCATTTGTAGATCCATCGTCATTGTAGTAAACCTCATGGACCGCATAATACACGTGGCCCTTTTCGGGTTGATGTTTGATAACACGATAATTCCAAGTTCCCATTTGGCACCTTTAGTGAACTGAGTGATCGGTATCTTCGTCATCTTCATGCAGGTCAGCTGCCAAAAACATCATGATGGCGACATACATGGTTGATCGGTCTTTAGGGTCTGCACATAACAACACCGCCTTCAATGACGATTGCAATGCCATGACACCTACGCCAATGCTTCTTTGTTGGACAAGTTCACCAATCTTGATGGCGATGGCGAATGCTTCATCCATGTGTTAAGAGAGGTTTTGGTTTTCCATTTTAGCTATCCTTTAGGCTACGAGGGTTTTAAGTGTCGTACGGGCACGGTGGCCTTCATCAAGGTCGATCGCACCAGTTTCGTAAATGCGGGGCTTGGCGTACCAAGTGAGAGCGTCTAGCATGGCATTCAGCTCTACCTTGGCCCGGCGTTGCAATTCGATCTTGCAAGCGCATTCGCCTTCGCACACAGACGGATCAAGTTGGAAGCATTCAAACTGATCGTCGTTAAGCAGCGACTGTATGTGTTTCATCGCTTTTACTCCAAGTTTGGGTACATACGCGGGTGACAAACACCCGTACCCGTTTCTTCATTTCATCAGTCATGTACAGGACACGCCCCTGCCCACTTGTGACGGCTAAAATTTCAATGCCATGTGGTTTAAGCACCTTCCGGGTGCGCCACAGCAGCATATCGCAGTACTTATCCTTTGGCGGCTTACGCCCGTAATTACGGAGGATGTCCATCAGATCATGCCGTTCCACGTGGATTACGTCTTCATCAGCCAACAGATGGATAAGAGCTGCCACCTGTGTGCCCGTATTGAAGGCCAGTTCGTAATCATGCATTGCAATTTGTCGGTACATTTCAATTCCTTATGCGGTTAGGGGGCCGAAGCCCCCTCTGTGTTATGCAACTGCAAGTGCTTTGTTTGGCTTGACGTTTAGGGTGACACGCACCGACTGCTTGGAGTGTTTAGTGTACCAAGCTTCGCCGTAGGTATCCTTGAGCAACTTGGTGTTGATCGTCCAAGCAACGTCAGAACGGACAACGATGTCGTAAGAGTTGCCGGAGATCTTGCCAACACCATTGATGCGGACCTTGGCGGCATCTTTGTATGCCTTAAGCTGGTCGTCGATGGCGTTTGCGAAAAAGTCGAGGCGGCCAATGGTGTCGGCCAGTTCTGCATCGCTGAGGTCGGCAGCGGCGGGGAGGTTGTTGATGTCGATCATGGTAGGCTCCTGTTAAGATGGGCTATTGCCCGTTGCGATGATTGTTTATCTCATATGTGTTGACCGAAGTCAACTGGCATTTGACAAATATTTATAAAAAAATGGTCTGGGGTCGTAACTCTAGACCGTTGATAAGATCCACGCCCTTTTTTGGGCTTAACGATCCTCTGATGGAAGATCGAGTGCATCAAGCTCTGCGCGTATGGATTTCTCAATACGATCGAGCTCTGATTGGGCTTCTTTGTAGCCCGTCCTTTCCGATACTGCATGCAAAAACCTATCTTGGTACTGAATGGGAAGATCCCGGATGAACGACGATAGAAACGATGTTTGATAGCCCAACATATAGCTATCTTTATGGTGAAGTGCCTCTGGGCCGTGCCCCTCTAGCTGGGTGGTAACGTGATCACGGAGGCGATCGAAGGCAACATCAATTGCAATGCTCATGGTTTAGTCCTTTGGTTGGGGTAAAATTGGGATGATAGGTTCTTCTTCAACGTATTGGGTGACTTCTTTCTTTTGCAATCTCTCGATCGCCTCGGTGGGTGTCCACCCCGACCCCACAAAGTTCCAGAATGTTTCATACGGGCCACGGACAGCCAGCCAGATCTCGCTTTCTTTTTCCCGAAATACAGTGAAGTGATCCCTTGTCGGGGCCATGCGAGGAGGAAGATTGAGTTTCATTTACCACCTTTAAGTGTGCGTTGACATAAGTCCCATAGATGCATTTCTTCATTGTAGATGATATGGCCGTCTTCATCGACCTCCACAACGCCTGCTCTATAATCAAAGTAATCTTGGCAGTCTTCAAGGGCACTTTCCAATTGCGAAATGTATTTGCGCACATCAGCCAAGAACCCTTCATCAATTGGCCATGCGTTTAATTTTTCTTTGAAGTTAGGCATTTTTGTCTCCTTAAATGATTGAGCCGTTCCAGTAGGCTTGTGAAAATGCAAACTGTGCAGACTGGAGCACGCGGTTACCCGATTTGAGAGGGCCGTCAAATACTAAAGCAAACAGTCGGCCACGCTCATATGCCCAAGAATCATTAGGGTCACGTGGGCAGAAGTCATAATCAAATAGTTTACCAACTTTAACTTCTTTGAACCCACGCACAAACTCTTTGTTGCGAATGATGGATTTGCAGGTGACTTTACGTGTTTCGACCTGTTTCATATCAGCCTCCGTAGTTGTACATTGCTGCAAACACGATGTCTTTGTACAATTTTTTGTACAGCTCACCGCCTAACACATGATGCTTTTGTGTTTTAAAGTCACAAATGACATCACCTTCTTCGTCATGCAGTTTGCCTTCAAAGGTAAAAACATTTTTGATGAACAGTTCGTCGTCAATGACATCGTAGTCAACATTGACGGTGCCCTCTGCCATGCCGAGGGTGGTTTCTACTGCGAAGTCGAAAGTGAAGTCATATGACATGTTAACCTCCGTTTGGTGGGTTGCCCCGTTTGATGACCCTTTATCCCACATGTGTTGACGGCTGTCAACTTGTTTTTGACTTTTTATCCCACTTCATCAGCACAGAAAAAACACCGTGTCTGCAACCACTTAGGTCGTTTACCACCACCCATCCAGCTTTCTCATGCAAAAAAATTTGATTATGACAAACATATTTCAGCCAGTCGCAGTCCCCGTGCAAATCGTCTTGCGGGGGTATCAAGTGAGCCACCATCTGGGTTATAGTGGGACACTTCTCATCAACCTTGGAGGCTGCCGTGTCAGACGTAAACGATCGTTTCATCACTTTTCCCCCATATGAAGCTGACCAGCTGACCGTTCTCGGCATTTTATATGCTGGGCCGGAAGACACTGGCTATGTTTTGGTTAAGGAAGCCTTCGACGATACGGACATTGAGGCCGCTGCTAAACTTGTAGGGCAGTGGATCGAGGATCTGCAAGAAGAACTTGACGGCTTCCAGAGTGCTCTTGAGGATGCCGATGAAGAAGAAACCGACGAAGACATCGAAAATTACTACGATTTTAGTGACATCGAGGAAGATGAAGACACCGATGAAGACGACGAATCAGTCTATGGCGACTGGAAACTTTATGCCGGTGTCTGGAATGATGGCGACACTACATCGTTAGAGTTCGATGATTCTTTCCATGCAAATCTGGACCCAGATTCCCGAATTGCAATGTTGACCGACATCGCCACCGCTGCTATGGCGGCTATAGAAGCGATTCGGGCGGGGTATGATGGGAACTAATGACAAAGCGATGCTCGGCACCTCTGGCTATGAGCGTGTCGAGCACGACCTATACGAAACACCGGCATGGTGCACCGAGGTGCTGTTACGCCATGTTGTGTTTCAAAAGGTCATATATGAACCAGCGGCAGGCCGTGGGGCCATTGCACGGGTGCTAGAGCTACATAACCACCAAACCATCTGTAGCGACCTTGTGGTGCGTGATTATGAGCCTTGTGCACAGACAGATTTCTTTCATGTCAAATCCACGCAAAAGCACTTCGACATCGTAACCAATCCCCCATATGAGTGCTCGGTACAGTTCGTTCGGCATGCACTGGCAATCACTGGGCCGGGCCAGAAAGTCGCCATGCTCTTTCGTAATGAATGGGACTGTGCCTATACCCGGCGGGATCTGTTTATGGAGATGCCATTTAGGCTCAAGATCGTGCTTACACGCCGTCCTAAGTGGTTTAAGGATGATATTAACTCTCCTAGGCATTCATACAGCTGGTATGTATGGGACCACAACTGGTACAGTCCACCAGAGTTGATTTACGATCAGTAAAAATAAAATATTTCTTGACGGCTGAATAAAATCATTTATGTGGGAAGTGTAGTCAACACCCACATGAGGTTTTATCTATGCATAACAGCGATCTTGCAGAACAACTTTCCTACTTAAATCAACGGCTTAACGCACTTGCTAGTCAGATTAGCAACATCAAGTCGTCGAAAGCTACGGTTCGTCATCGTTATGTTGACATCCACGATGGGGAACAACCATCGGCACGGAATACTGTGAAAACTGAACAGTTGCCCTTGTCGTTTGATGCGCCTTCACGTGGCCGTGGTCGTCCTACCGGTCCTACTAAACTTTATTCGTTAAACGATGCTTACAAGATCTTCTTGGAGCGGGGCATCATCGTAAAGCGTGGCCGTGGCCGTCCGAGGAAGGCATCATAACATGGCCCCGATGAAGTCTAGTCGTGATGAACAATTTGTCCGGCGGATGGAAATGGTTGCCCTACGCAAAAAAGCTTTGACCTTTGGACAAATAGGGGCAAAGTTTGGTGTGTCGGGCAACACCGCCAGAGTAATTATTATGAGCGCGTGTAACAACGAAGACCCACATCCTTACAAACAAAAGGTGTTAAACAAAATGACCAAACTAGTTAAGAACCGCATCAATGACCTTGAGATAGAAAATGCCGAGTTGCGTAGGGAGCAGCCATCCTTACGGGATCAGTTTGCAATGGCAGCACTAACTGGTTTGTTAGCTAACTCAAAGTTGGCTAATAAATTTGTAGATGAGCATGGCTGCAAAAAAGGCATGTGGGAACATCATGCATATGCATTTGCTGATGGGATGATGGAGGAACGTGATGCCGAGAATTGGGTTGTCCGAACTTGAGCGTATGAAAATGGCTAAAGCTGGTGCAGATAGCATTCCATGCCAACACGGATGGAGACCGATCGACACCGCACCAAAAGATGGCCGAGATGTTTTGATCGTTGACGATAATGGGGTTACCATTGGGTGGTGGTCGGGTGATGAATGGTGCAGACAATATTTGTATCTTAGTTTGTGTAACCCCACCAAATGGCAACCACTGCCACACATACCACAGAAAGAATCAGAATGACTGACAATGTAATCAACTTCAAATTTGGCCGTAACACCTCAGCTGGTAAGTACGGAAACCTTGCCGACATTGTGCGTGAATGCGCTGATGGTGACCACTGCAAGGATGCGACAGGGTTCATCCTGCTGTTTGACTGCCCAGATGGTGTCAAAGGCACTGCGGTCAATGTAACAAATGGTGACATGCTGTGGCTGGCTGAGAACCTCCGCATGATGGCCGTTACTAAAGATTTTGGCTGATGGAAGAGCTTGTATGGCTGTTTATAGTGTTGTTGTTCATATGGGCGGTCGCGCATGCTTAAAGTATTAGACTTGTTTAGTGGCATCGGTGGGTTTTCATTGGGGCTTGAGGTGACTGGTGGTTTTGAAACAGTGGCTTTCTGTGAAATAGAACCGTATCCTATTGCCGTCCTTAAAAAACATTGGCCTACTGTACCGGTATATGAAGATGTCAAAACACTCACCAAAGAACGACTTGATACAGATGGAATTTCCGTGGATGTCATCTGCGGAGGATTCCCGTGCCAAGACATCAGCCTTGCCGGGAAAGGAGCAGGACTTGCCGGAGAACGCAGCGGCCTCTGGTTCGAGTTCCACAGGCTCATTAAAGAAATCAAGCCGAAAGTCATCATCGCGGAAAACGTCTCAGCCCTTCGCAGTAGAGGATTGGACCAAGTGCTCCGGTCACTCGCTGAGATCGGGTATGATGCGGAGTGGCACTGTATACCCGCTTCCGCCGTTGGCGCTCCTCACCGCAGGGACCGAATCTGGATCGTGGCCTACCCCACGAGCGAACGATGGGGAAAAACGGGGGAACATAGATCCGAACAATCCTCGGAATGGGCTGCCAGCTGCGGTGCAATTGTGGCCAACACCGAAAACAACGGATCAACACAACCCAGCTTCAAAACGGATGGTACAAGGTCATCCAAGAGCACAACTTCGGGAACAAGTAATGTGGCCGACACCAACAGTGAACCCAACTCGTCCAAACGAGGGGAATATGAGACTGTTGCGGCAGAAAGTTTTAGCTGGGGAGATGACGGAAAAAGAAGCGATGGGAATGTTACAGGGGCGCAGTCCGTTCCAAGCGCAAGGAAAGTTACCAGCGATGTGGCCGACACCAGTTTCGTCAGATCATCTTGCGGGACAAGCGGAGAATTTGGAAGTTTGGGAGAAAAGAGCTGCCGAGAAGAAGGAGGATGGAATCAGTCTTCAATTTGCATTGAGACATGCAGTGCAGAAATGGCCAACACCGAGGTCGTCGTCGGGAATGAACGACACTGTGGATGCATCTCTAAGGAGAATGCAGAAGGTGGGATACGAAGCGAAGCTGGAACAAGCAGTTGCATTGGAGAGTACGGATGGTGGGACTTTGAACCCAACGTGGGTCGAGTGGCTAATGGGGTTCCCCATAGGGCACACCGTCTTAGAGCATTGGGAAACGCGGTCGTCCCGCAAATCCCGCAAATGATTGGCAATGCAATACTTTTTTGGTATAGTAATCAAACGTAAGGTGATTTATGTGTGTGCATGCACAGTGGTTAACAGCGGGTCTAACGCCCAGCACTGATCGGATGGTTGGGCATATGTTGGACGACAACGAACTATTATTGCGAGACAACAAAACGGCCAAGGTCATTCTTGACGAGAGGCTGTATGCTAAAGACGTTTACGATCCAGAGATGATTGCGCTGGCTCGGAAACTTTGCGAAGCTAACAGCGATCACCCAGAGTTCTACCTGCGCTATATGCCAATGGTGCAACAGATCAAATGGGGCAACTTAAAGCTAACAGATACACATTAACATATAACCAAATGGAGTTAAACATGACGAACGAAGAAATCATCAAGGCATTGGTATTGAACAATCCAGATCTGGTCGAGGAGATCGTGCGGTCTCAGCTGCAACAGCATTTGGAATATATCGAAAAGGACATGGGAAGCATTGAATACGGCAATCCTGTCAATGTGTTCAGTTCCCAACCATACTTAGATTACATGTTGCTTAATAGGCAGCGAGAAGCATTAGAAACAGCGTTAGAATACTATACACCACCCAAAGACTAACAACCAAACGAGGCCGAACATGGACATTGTTAAACGATTGCGTGGTGATTACGAAATTGACCAAATATTTAAAACAACACCGATATGCCATGAAGCCGCTGACGAGATTGAACGGCTGCGGCGTAGGGTTGAAGTATTAGAAATGGACTATTCCCACAGCATCAAAGAATCAATTGATTTGGGAAACGGTTGGAAAGATGTTTGTGACAAGATTGAACGGCTGCAAAAAACGCTGCGAACAGTCAAACATTATCTTGTTTATTTAGATGGCACAATTGAAAGAACATTAGGGGAGAAAGAGTGATGGTTGGTGCAACGGATCTTGAAAAGGCGCGGATGCAGATCAAATGGCTGAAGCGCGACTTACGGCAAATATGCGTCAAAGCGTGGTTTATAAGCCCGAAGCTGAAGAAGGCTCAAGACAATGTGCCAGCTTATTTTATTGATGAGCATGGTTTGACAGAGAAAGCTATCACTGAGGCTTATTTTTTAGGCCGCCAAGATGGGCGGTTAACTATGGCACAAGCTATTGTGAAACGGCTCGGTCCAGAGGAGGATGAAGATGGACATTGTTGAACGGCTGCGGGATCGTAAAGAAACAATTATTGGGTGGGTTGTTAATTTTGATACATGTGAAGCCGCTGATGAAATCGAACGGCTACGGGAGGCCTTGGATTTGTTTTTGGCTATTGACCCAGAAAAAACTAGTAATTGGTTGTATTCAAGGGAAAAAGCGGCAGCACTTGTCAAGGAATACTTGTCAACTGGTAAGGATTTCTTACAAGTTAAAAAATGGAAATGCCCTATAGGGTATGCTTCATGTAAAGAAAACTGCGGTGATTACGGGTGCGGTAATTGAGCACTAGGGGAGAAAGAATGATGGCGAATCAGTTTGACTGGGACGGCAAAGGTGAACGGCCCAAGTATGAATACAAGATGTCTGAAGAAGCGTTAGACATGAACCACAATCTTACGCCCAGAGATAAAGAGCTGATCTTGATGTTGCAGAAGATCATATACGAAGGAACTTGCATGATTGAGGATAATTTAATTAAACAGGAGAAAAAGCATGGAAATCTTACAGATCATTGATCAGCCAGATGGTAGTGCCATTTTGGAGCTTGAGTTGACGAAGGAAGAGCGTGATGCGCTCATTGAGTTTGCGCTGATTGAGGCGTTCAAGCGCTTGGTTGGGATTGATACCAAGTGATTCGACTGATATGACTGAAAAGTAGAAGCCCCGGCGAGACTTGCTCAAACCGGGGCTACTGACCAAGTTCTTTTGCACGGAGACGGTCAGTGGTGAACATATACAATCAATAATGATTTGTAGCAAGTTCTCATTGTCCCCAATTCTCAGCACTGGAACGGTCACCGTTAGGTAAAACGGGAACATCCGGCGGTCGGTATCCGGCAGCGCACCTAACGTGGGAATGAGGTACTGTGGGATTATGCTCAAACCTCAAGCGGAGCCCTAGGGCGCGAACCGTGAGCATCGTAGGTGGGATAGTACCTGCGTGAAGTAGCGCGTCTGCTGGTGAGGCTATTCCTGCTCATCGGCCCTCCTGTTCGACGGTGGCTCCGCTGATCATACAGGTTGAGGGGACCGCCCTGCTTTTTAGCGGGGATGGTCTCCCTTTGCCTCCAATTCTCTGGTTCACCACTGATCATTGTACTACATAGTATATACTAGTAGGTGGGGTGGGGTGGTGTCCTATGAATTGGAACAGCGTGATGGCGGCGGGGGTTTTCCACAAAAAGACCAAGAAGAAACGCAAAAGGACAGGCGTAAAACCCACTGGACCGAAAGCACCAAGGTCAACCAAGTTCTACCGTTCACCAGAGTGGCTAGAGCTTAGATACAAGGCACTGGTACATTATGGACGCAAATGCATGTGTTGTGGCACAGAGGACGCTGTATTCCATGTGGATCACATAAAGCCTCGGTCAAAGTACCCACAGCTAGCATTGGACTTCAACAACCTGCAAATACTGTGTGAGGCATGCAACCTCGGTAAAAGCAACAAGGATGAGACAGACTTTCGGTGATGTGCAAAACGTCCGGCCAGACAGACAAAACGGCCAAATCGGTGTAAAATGTTTCACGTGAAATAAATGGAGAACAAACTGTGGCACATCCACTTGGTATTCCACGCATAACGCTTGCAGATCATGCGAGACGGCAAGAGGCCAGACTGACGCTAGAGAAGTGGGATGAGATCCGTAAGCGTGAGGCACGTGAGAAGGAATATCTAACAACCACACGCCCGGCGTTTAATCATGGGCTTTACGGCAAAGATTATGGATACAGGCGCAAAGATGATTAAGCAAGGCAGAGGCAGACCAACAGTTTTCACGCAAGAGTTAGCGGATGAGATCTGTGTTCGCATATCTGGTGGCGAATCACTGCGTCAGATTTTGTTGCCTGCTCACATGCCGGGTCGTGCGACTGTGTTTAGGTGGCTTGCTTCTAACCAACTTTTTAGGGACCAATACGCACGTGCGCGGGAAGCTCATGCTGATTCGCTGGTCGATGATATGCTTGCGATTGCTGATGCTGAGTACGAAAGCAACGAGGCGATCACGGCTGCTCGGCTCAAAATTGACACGCGCAAGTGGTTGGCTGGCCGCATGTCGCCGAAGAAATACTCTGAGCAGAAAATGGCTCTCACTGGTCCGTCTGGTGATGGTCCGGTGCAGATTAACATGCAAGTCATTGATCCTGCTACATTAGCGCCCGAAGCAATGGCGCAAATCCAAGAGGCACTGACACTGGCAATAGAGGCCCAAGAAGCGCCAGATGACGAAGAGTAAGCAAAATGTTTCACGTGAAACAATTCCAACGGGTGTTCTTCTACCGGGCATTGAGCGCATTACGGGTAGTGCTGCACCTATTGACGCAAAGGAAACGCTAAGACAGTTCCGAGCATTCCAGCTGCAAGATGATCTCTATAGCTTCATGCGCTACTTCTGGCCGGTGGTTGATTCGGCTGAGTTCGTCGAGGGCGGCTTTGCTATCCAAGCGGTGTGTGAGCATCTGACCTCGATGGTCGATGGCACTGGCATCCGCAACTTGATCATTAACATTCCGCCACGCTTCTCTAAGTCATTGATCTGTATGACGTTCTTTCCTGCATGGGTGTGGGCGCAACGTGAGATCACGCCGACATCGGGGCCGGGCGTTCAGTTCTTGTGTGCGTCATATGGTTTGAACCTGTCATTGCAGGACAGCGTAAAGTGCCGCCGATTGATTTCTTCTAAACAATACAATGACTTATACCCACATGTTAAACTAACAGGTGATGTTAACGCCAAGCAGCGGTTTGAGAACTCACTCGGTGGATCTCGCATTGCAACATCGGTGGGCGCATCGACAACGGGTTTCGGTGGTGACTTCCTGCTGCTCGACGATCCGAACAATGCGCTTGAGGCGAACTCGGACGCAATCTTGGAGACGACAACCGACTGGTTCGACAATGCATGGTCAACCCGTCTGAACAATCCAAAGACTGGCTGTCGCGTGGTGATTCAACAACGTCTCAGTGAGCGAGACATCACAGGGCACATCCTGTCGCGTGACGTGGGCGACTGGTGCCACTTGGTGCTGCCCATGCGGTTTGAGCCAGAGCGTAAATACATGACCGTGATTGGCTGGGAAGATCCACGCACGATCGAGGGTGAACTGCTGTGGGAAGATCGCTTCGGTGAGGATGAGGTGAGGCTGTTAGAGGCCACACTACTCACTGGAGCGGCGGGTCAGCTGCAACAGCGCCCCACGCCTGCCGGTGGTGGTGTCATCAAGCGTGAATGGTTCCAGCCTTGGACAGAGGAGAAGTACCCGCCATTCTCGATCGTCATCATGTCGCTCGATACCGCATACACGACAAAGCAAGAGAATGACTTTAGCGCCATTACCATTTGGGGCATCTTTGAGGAGCCGTCTGGCGTTTCGGCTATCCAAGGGCCGGGTGGCCGCGTTAGCAGCAGCTTCGCACGTGTGGAGACCGAGGACGTGCCACGGATCATGATGGTCTACGCTTGGCGCGGCAAGGTGGAGTTCCACGAGCTGACCGAGAAGGTCGTAGAGCTGGCCAAGGCACATAAGGTGGACATCATCCTCAATGAGAACAAAGCGGCTGGGCATTCACTGGAGCAAGAGCTGCGCCGTCTATATGCCCACGAGGATTGGCAGGTAAGGCTTGAGAACCCCGGCGCGATGGACAAGGTAGCCAGAGCCTATGCGGTCCAGCACTTGCTTGCTGACGGGCTTGTCTATGCGCCATGCCTCGACGAGACGGGCGACCAGTTCCGCGTCTGGGCTGACATGGTGATCACCGAATGTGAAAGTTTTCCCAAGGGTAAGAACGATGACCTCGTGGATACTCTTGTGCAGGCACTGACATTCATGCGTAAAACTGGCATGATTACACGTGTTGTTGAAAGAACAGCGGAAGTAAATGCTAGTAAAGTGTTCCATGGCCATAAGAATAGCCAGCCACTATACCCAATTTAGGAAAAGTGGTGTAATAGTATTGGAACTGACAATTTAAGGACAAGCTATGCCAGTCACGCCCGGACTTAGCGGCAACATTCGTTTGCCCGATCAAGCGGCTCAACCAGTCAATGTTGACGGTGTTGACGTTATCATTGAGCAGGAAGGTCCAAAGGGCGATACGCCAGAGATGGACGCGGACGGCAATGTCCTCCGCATTGACCACGGCGATGGCTCGATCAGCGTCTCATTAAATGGGCAGCCGATTGAGGAAGCCAACAAGCGCAAGAAGGATACCGGCTGGTTCGCCAACCTTGCCGATGACATCAATGACATGGAGCTGTCCCGCATTGCCGAGGAGCTGCTGCGTGGTGTCAAGCAGGACATGGATAGCCGCAAGGAGTGGATTGAGGAGCGGGCACAAGGTCTGCGCCTGCTCGGTCTCAAAGTTGAGATACCCGGCTTGCAAGGCAGTGCTGACGGTGCGCCAATCGAGGGCATGAGCAAGGTCCGTGATCCGCTGCTGCTTGAGGCGGTGCTGCGGTTTCAAGCAAATGCTCGATCTGAGCTGCTGCCTACCGATGGTCCGGTCAAGGTTCGGATTGATGGCAATGGCATTGGCCCAGATGATGACGACCTCGCCGAGGCGCTAGAGAAGGACATGAACCATTACCTCACGGTGACGGCCACCGAGTATTACCCAGACACCGACCGCATGCTGTTCCTGTATGGCTTTGGCGGCACTGGCGTGAAGAAGGTCTATTATTGTCCGTTACGAAATCGTCCTGTCAGCGAATCAATTGATGCCGAAGACTTCATCGTCAACAACACGGCAACTGATCTGGCCAATGCAAAGCGAATCACTCAGCGCGTCATGATGCGGCCCAGTGTGGTTAAGCGCATGCAAATCATTGGAGCGTACCGAGATGTGCAACTGTCGCAACCTATGCAAACCACGCCCGATTCGGCCCAACTTGAGAAAGCCAACATCCAAGGTGTGCAGCCAGAAACATTTCAAGCCGAAGATCGTGATCGGGAGATCTATGAGATCTGCTGCGAACTGGACATCAAGGGCTTTGAGCACAAGATTGATGGAGAGATTACGGGCCTCGAAATCCCTTATTGTGTTACCATTGACGCATCGTCGAAACAGATTTTGGCCATTCGGCGCAATTACAATGAAGATGACCAAGAGCTTCCAACGGCGCGGCGGATGTATGTCAAGTTCCCGTTTGTCCCCGGCTTAGGCTTCTACGACATCGGCCTGCTGCACATGCTCGGCAACACAACCAATGCCATCACGGCTGGTCTGCGTGAGCTGCTCGATGCTGGTATGTATGCCAACTTCCCCGGCTTCTTGTATTCCGATGTGGGATCACGGCAGAACAGCAACATCTTCCGTGTGCCTCCGGGTGGCGGTGCCCA